ATGCTGGCTAGTTGTGCGCCCATTGCTTGCCCACCTTCTGGTTGTGGTGCTTGTTCCGGTGCGGCACTGAATCCCTGTTCCCCCGGAACTGCAGCCCCGCCTACACCGATGTTACCACCGCCTCCGCCAGACATATCCATTGGATTAATACCAGCGGCCTGTTCTTCTGGGCCAGCCATACCGCCAGCGGCTCTAATGATTTCTGCTTGGCGGAATGCTTCGCGTTCATCATTGATAATCTTTTCAGCATCCAAGTCCATGGCTTGTGCCAGCTCCCGCAATACAACAGGAAACTTAACAAACGATGCTAGGTTAGGATTGCCGGCAATCTGAAGAAGCTGTAACAAACGTTGGCTACGAACTTCGTTCTTCATAAGGCTCTCTGTACCACGTGCTTTAATTTCTAAGTCGCCTCGAACAGCAGGGTCAAAATCAAATTGCATGTTAAATGCGTAGAATGCCTCACCTAATGGCTGTAGCAAGTAATCATCAATGTTTTTAACAACGCCCTTAATACTGATTTGGGCAGCACCCATAAGCATAGAAATACCTGCCGCAGTTCGTCCAGTTCCTTGAACACCTGTCTGACCATGCGAGTACGATGGAATGCCTGTAGCATCATCAGCAAGCTGTCTGGCCTTATCAAACATCATCATGTTTTCTTGTGATACGTTAGGATACTTAGTTCCAAACAGCGACTGACCCGGTGCTCCACCTTGGCGGCGGAATACCTTACCCGGATACAGTTCTAGGTCTTGGCCCGGAACAAGGTTGGTTTCATCAATCTCAAAGATTAAGTTGCCTGACAGAACAGCGTTATCAACAGCCATACGCATAAAGCCGTTCATTAGTGCCTGTGTGTCAGTCATGTTTTCAGCTAGGCCAACACCAAAGAATGAGTAAGGGTTTAACTCGTATGGTGCGGCAAAGTAGGGAATGCGCTTTGGAGTGAAAGGGTTGATAACCAGACGCAAGACTTGGTTGTGGCAAACCCAGCAGTTTACTTGTAGCGTGTCTAGGTCATCAAGTTCACTTGGTATTTCAAGACCGGCTTCTTCAGCTTTGTCTTTATCAATGTTGCCCCAATACTCAAGAATTTCAAATCGTTCTACGTCATAAGTATTGCGATAATCTTCAAGGTCTGCTTCCCACCATTTACGTACATAGTTAGTTCCCATGGTAACTGCAGAATCAATAGCATCATGCCGGAAGTATGGGCGCTTTTTAAGATTGCGTAATTCAGAGAAGCTTAAACGGTGGCGTTGAATAACAAATTCGCACTCATCCATGTTCTTTGCGTCTGAGTCAGGGTACAAGTTCCATAGAGAAACATTCTCTACCTTGGGTACGGTTTTAATAATGGGAGAATAGTTACCTTCTTCATCCCAGTTAGGGTATTCTTTATCATAAGCAAACGGCCCTTTTAGTACGCCTGTACCAAACAAGGCCATCTCAAACGCGGTATGCCGCAGATGCTTAGAAGCACTTGACTCTTCTAGCTGGTCAAGCATTTTCTTTTCCATGCGTTTGGCTGCAGTTTCTGCAGGGCGGTAGGTTTGGGATGTACCAGTTTTGCCCGGACCTACTCGTAGCTTATCACCCAGCTCACCCAGTTCTTCGGAAAATACGCCTAGGCTTAGGTCATCAAGCATCTGACTCGTAGCACCAGGTGGAAGTTCTGCACCATCACCCGGAAAACCGTACTTGCTTTGGAGTTCATCCATAGCGTTAGTATCATCTTTAGGGTCAAAGTGTACAGCTTCTTCAACACCTTCTGGCACCAGTGTGGATTCAACTCCTAAAGGAAACCGCTGACCGGCAAACAATACATCAATGATTTGACCGTATGCCGCTAGAACTTTAGTTTTTGTAATCTTAATGAATACTTTAGATTTTTCAGTAGACGTAAACTGTGTTTCTGTGCCATACAGTCCACGATACTGACGATAGGCATTTAACCAACGCTCTTCTTCTTCAAGACGGCTAGATTCCACACTTTCAAATTTACCTGAAATATACCCTGCAAGTGCTTCAGAACCAGAAACTGGTTCAAATACTAGCGCTTCAATATGTTCTTCATCAGCCATAATTAATATCCAAAGGTTGCATCAGCGGGTTGCCATCGTTGATTTGGTGGTCCACCAGAAAAATCAAAAACGGAACGTGATTTTGGACGCGTCATAATACCATATCGTAACGCATCATATAAGTGGTCTTCTACTTTAGTGTTGACATCTTCTGGGTTAGTCTTATCCATTGGAAGTGTAGGAAGCTGGGCAATTAGATTAGTGCAATTGTTCATTATCTCAATGCCGGCTCTGCCACTTTCTTCGTCAACCTGTAGGCGCCGGTGTAGTTCGTTCTTACCTGCCACACGGCTACCCCTGCTTCTGTCAGATGGGCGCCACCTACACCCTTCAACAATCATTTGTTCTGCAAGGGATGGTCCTGTATCCCCTCGCTTATGCCAGAGTGATGAATCAAGTACGCCATAATGTATTGATTCTCCATCCTCAGCTTCTAGAACCATATGTGCCAGTTCTTTAGCTGGTACTTTGCTTACATATAGTTCTCGATAAACAATTAAAGTTTCGTTGGTTGGGTCTACAGTAAACCAAAGAACGCCAGAAGCAGAAGCGTAACCATAATCGCAAGCCCTGAACTTTCTCCATGAGTTCGGTATTTCAAATGGGTCAATAACGTGTACGCGCCTATCAAATTCCGAAAACGCCGCGCCTTCAGCAATGTCCCAAGACCCTTCTAATAATTGTTTACGCTGTACTTCGGGCAGTGAGAGCAGCATGGCTTCATAATCGCCTGCTTCGTACAAATATGGATTATCCAACAATTTAGCTGGCACAAAACGCCTGTTGAAAAGAGGCTGACCCGCTTTAGAATGCCGACTTGGGTAAGTGAGGGTTTCACCGGTGGTAATATCCGTCGCCCAAAAGGGTCTTCCAGGGGTGGACGGGTCGATGAACATTTTCTTAACCCAAATATGTCCAGGTCCGCCAGGGTTTGTTGTCGCCCGCATGAAGACTGGGAGCGAAGGGTCTGCTGTTCTAAGACGCGAGCGTAAATAATCCCAAGCATAAGGTGTAGCATACTGTGTTAATTCATCTATACCAATATATGTAAACGCTTGACCCTGATAACGTAGAACGTCTTTGTCCTGTTCTAGATAGGTCATCCATATTCTGGCACCGGACGGAAAAACCCATTGGCTTTTCTTTTCCATCCATTTTGCACCCGGATAAGCATTCGGGTACATCTCTTGACTTTTATGTATCAGTTCACGCAATTCATCATTTGTTCTACGTAGAATTAGCGCATTGAAGTTCTTGTTGTTGCAATAGCGCAACGGGTCTATAATCAAAGCGTAAGACTTGCCGCCTCCGGCTGCGCCGCCATATAAGACTTCGCGCTCAGGTGCCGCAAGAAAATCCGTTTGGGGGCCAGGATTTGGCTCAAACAGGATTTTATCTTCGGGTTCTTCATTAACCTGCCCAAATCCAGAAGTACCCATGATTTGAATTTCGGGTTCTGGGTTCTCAAGGCGCTCAAGCTTCTGTATCTTCTTCTGCGCCATATTAAGTTGCATACGTGCAGAACGTTTTTGTTTAGCTAGGCGAGCCTGTTCTTTTTCCTCTTTAGTTTGAGGTGTTGATGTTGCCTTCGTTTTGGGCCTTGGCGGTACGGCGTTTTTGTTCAGCATACTTCCGTCTGTCTGATTTGTCTGTCTTTACACGTTTCCACAGACCCATAGGGGTTATAGAGCGCCCTGTGTACTCTGTAAGCCATCTTGCTACTTCTGGGTAGGAGGATGCCTTCAAGTAGTCTAGACCCTGCTCCAGCGCCTCTAATTGCTCATTAACGGGCTCTAGGAGCTGGCGGTCATGTTCTGACCTCTTGTATCCCCACGGTACTCTGGGGCCATTAGTTCTTTCGTATCGTTCAGTTGGATTCAATTTCTGAGCTAGTGTCATCATCTTTTGCTGGTAAAATAAATACCCCAATTGGTTTATCTGAAGAAACGTTTAGTTTTTCTACTTTAGAAAGACCAACTCTATCCAACACCTGTTGGGAAGCGGCCAGTTTTTCTCTATTACCTACGGCTGACGGGTCATCAATGACACCGACCATTGATAAAACGGCTTTCGGCGCGTTAGCTGCCATCTCTAATTCAGCACGTTCTATAATTTCTGTACGTAATGCTTGTATTATAGCATAAGGATTAGTACTTGTCGAGTACCCAGCTAAACGCATAGCTTTAGCATAACTACCTTTAGCTTCGCCAAATAAGGCATCTAAGAAGTTATTTTGCAATTCTGTAAGTTGTTTAGGCACGGGGGTTCACCTTTTTTCCTGATTTAGTTCGCGCAAAAGAACGGTTTGCGCTACGAGATTTAACAGCTAGTCTTTTGTTATTCATGGGATTGCCAGTACTATGGTGTACGTCTTTACCGTCACCCTTAGTAACCTTGCCCTTTTTAGCCATAATGGCTCTAGCCGCATTACGAGATGCCCGTCGTTTCTTTTGCTTTGGCTTTGCATGGTATTTATCATACTCAGCTCTGTAATTACGCTTGGTCATCCGTTGCCCTCTGTTAGATTATTTAGGTAAAATAGCAATTGCTAGAATTAAAAGCCCCACGGCAGTGCCAATTACTATACTGACTAAAGCAGTCATCCTTACATTTTCCATCATTTCATCGTGTGCTCGTTGAGCTTCTCGTCTGGCTTTAGCCGCTGCTTCTCTAGCTTCTTGTATTCGCTTCTGCCTCTCAGCTAAAATGCCCTTCCACGTACCATGCCCAAACCGCATATCTACCATAGTGGCTACTTCTTGTAATTTTTCTGCTGCAATTTTAGCGTCAATAACATCGCGTGCTACATTGTTTACGCCAAACTGGTCTGATATACCTACCCCAGCCTTTTTAGCACGTTCTTGTTGTACTTGTTTTTCGCCAGCAAATAGGTTATCTATATGACCAGCAATATCACTTATATCATTAGCAGTGCCGATTGCAGATTTAATGCCGTCCACAGCACTTTTTACCAATGCTATTCCTGCTAAAGTTTCGGCAATCATGGCTAGGGGTTCCTACTTGGGTTGTGGTCTACATACTGCAGTTATTTTTTTTCTTTTACCACCACCCGCTGGAACCGCCTGTTGTCTGGACAACCTTTCAGCAAAGTATAGGCATCTGTCCATGTCTACAAATTTTTGTGTCTTATCTATTATGTTTGCGCCTAAGTACACGTATAGCACAAATACAATCATTCCACTATACGAACTATATAACTGGAACCGTCAGCATTTTTAGATACTTCTACTGTTTTATTTTCACAAGAGTATCGCACTGTCTGGCTCTTTTTATACAAGTTCCTTTCTATCGTTCTTTTAGCTTTTAAACATTTTGATATTTTTTCAAATGCCGTGTGTTCAGAAACGTCACCACCCATGTACAAAATAAGCGTTATGGTTTTAATGATTTCCATTTCTTAATTTCTCTAAGTTTTCTTCCAATGCATTTAGCCGCTTTTCGTAAAACTCTAATGTTAGCTTCTGCTGCTGGTCGTATGGGGCTTTGCCTTCATCTATTTGTGTGGATAAGTCATCTAGTTGATTTGCTAGATGTTCAATAAGCATGAACTGTTCGCTGTCTGCTGGCAAGCTACCCATCTCACCTCTAGGCCACTTAATACGAAACTCTGTGTTCTGTCCCAAATCAGCTTCCATCATTGTGATGTTTGTTTCTATCTGGTTCAGTCGTTCTATAATACCAAAGTATGCCCACGTTGCTACAGATGCAGCAGCCACCATGCTAATTATATTACGTAAGGGTAGCGCAACTTCGGTATTCTCACTTAGCTTTGTAGCCATTACTCAATACCCAGCATCCTAGATAAACCAAATACCTCTAGCAGCATAAAGGTAAAGAAAAGTAATAATATGCTACCGGCTATTAATTTGCCGCTAAAATTTGTTGACCCGATACGTATAGCAATAAACTCGTTGCCTAATATTCTTAGTATCAACTCAAAACTGTTTTCAGTGATGCTTACGGCTACGGGTTTTTCTGTATCAGTCATTCTCTTTATCCATTTTAACACAGAAGCATTTAGCATCAGGATTATCAAATCCGTGTTCAGTTACAGCTACGTGACAAAGGGATAGCCATTTATGGGTATCATATACAACTATGCTTACCCCCGAAGAGTTCGCAACAGCGACACAGAACATAACTACGCCGCCAGTTGACATGGACTGCTCGCATCTACTCCCATCCACTTACTCCATTCAGCATAGTAGTGGCGCATACCAACTTCATCATGTATTGTACCATTCTCGTGTCGTCCGTGTAGGATGTTACGAGGTTCTGTGCCAGTACGCATTGTGGTACCTTGACCAGCAACGCCAATCAAATCTTCGTGCAAGTTCCTACCGAATGGCCCCCAGATAGAGTTGTGATGCTTGATACGTGTCTGCCGTTCTTCAGGGGTATCCTTCTGCAAACCATATCCACGAAACTCAATCAGTACTTTGTTTGGCCCTAGTGGTGTTACGCTGTCACTACGGTAGGCACTGCCACGTAAGTTAAAGTTATAGCCGGGGAATAAGTCCACCATGTACCACTGGTTTGGTGGCAGATTGGGAAAAGATAACTCCCCCCTATCTTCAAATCCGTCATACTCTTCATAGTTAACAGTAAAGCTACTGACATTAACGTGACCATTATCAAAAGGAATATTCTTTCTAGCGAAATACTCATCATTAAATCCTGACACACGGTTAAAATAATGCATAAAATCGTGGTAGAACTCGCTGTTAGTATCGTGCCACAGCTTGTAATTAGTATCTATTACGGCTTTGTGGTAGTGAAAGACTTCCATTTCTTCCGTATCAATCGCGTCAGCAATACAATCAAAAGCACCGCAAGTCCATTCCTCCACTGACATACTAGGATTGGGGTCTAACGTAATCCAAACCATACCACCATGCTTCACCTCGCAATGTAACTTAGGCTCTGACGTAACTAGTGGGGCGGCAAAAGTACCCGAAGGCTGTAGTACGTCATAATTACGATATGCTCTAATTTCCTTACCAGTATTATAAGCAAGGATATTCTGCCCTGCTATTTGACCGGTTCTGAAATTGCCAGCGTTAGGAAGTTCGCTTTTATGAAAGCATGGAACCCACACTTTGGAGAATATATTTTCTACTTCCTGCTCATATAAAGACTGGTCGGAGTAGATTAGTGAATTAATATATTCAACTTTAGGTTCTTTAGTCCAATCTTTGTGGTTACGTGGTGGCATTACTTAGTCCAATCTAGCACATCTCTATGTTTTTTCCAGAACCAGTTACCGATACAGGTAAAAGGCTTACCAATATTAAGTAATGCTATTGCAAAATAGTAAACAAGTTTTTTCTTCATTTCTTTTTTGCCATACCGCCGCGCATCATTTTCTTAGCTACGCCGCCACGCATCATTTTCTTTTTGGCCATTTTAGCCATGCCGCCGCCAGCCATTTTCTTTTTAGCTACCGCACCGCCGCGCATCATCTTCTTTGCCATTTTAGTTTTGCCCTTCATCACGTAATTTCCTTCTCTCTATTACTAATGATTCATACACATCCGTAGGGAAGTGTTGATAATACCCAGACTTCTCCAGACTTAATGCTGCGTCGTCTAAGGTGGATAGCCTTTGTACAAATACCATGCAGTAGTCTAGGCCAGGGTCTACTACATTGTCGTCAATTAAAAAATCCAAACCCGCTTTTTCAGCATCATAATCTGGATGAAACACCATTAGGTGAATATCTTTACCCGCAATTGATAAGGCTTCGTTTGCGCCATCACACCAACCATCTAGGTATTCTACATCTGGTAGGACTTCATTTGCCCACACAACTATATCATAGTCGTGTTCATAAAAATCTGCAACCTCTTTAGCTAGTCCATCAAGCCCTGTATTTATACTGAATACAACTTTGTTGTCTAGCCACGCCTGTTTTGCGTAGGGGCACGGTGGTAGTCCATTAAGTTTCTCATTAGGTATTTCAAGAAATTCATGTGACCACTTTCGTATATCAGCTTCTACTCTGTGCATTAATCCCGTTTAATTCCTCTTGCCAACAGTGGGCAATTCCATAATAGATGGTGTAGGCTTCCGCTTACGAAGGTTTGTTCCGCCACGTTTTTTAGAGGTTGTTTTCATACCCTGTGATTCTAGGTATTCTTGAAACGTTTTGCCTTGTAGCATTTTTGGTAATTTCACTCCCGCTGCTTCAACCTGTTTAGCGTATTTAAAAATGGTGGAATCAATAGATTTGTTACCTGTAATTTTAGGTTGTATGTATTTTGTATAATATTGTCTATGGTAACTGACAGGTGCAGATGCAGGGTAGGGTTCGGGCAAATCACTAGATGTATTTTTTGGTTCTTTTTCGCGTTTAGTGGAGATTACGGACATATCCACCCCAGAATAGCCGCTATTTTTATTAGTCATTTGAAAATTTCCCCTCTTCCATAGCTTTGGATAACTTAATCGCACGTGTGCCAACTTGTGTAGCCCAGCGTGAATCCAGCATTTCTACAGCTGCGGTATTGTAATCACCGTCATAGATAGCCGCCCACATCTTCTTAAATTTGCAAAGACGGGGCACACCCATGTTAAAAGCCATGTCCATTACGACTAGCTGTCGTACAGCATCTAATTCTTCTACACAGCTATGGGCTCGGCATAGCTCTTCTTCAACAATCTCAATATCATTGGTGGCTAAATAAACTGCATCAGTCTCAGTTATGCCATATTCATATATGTGGTCCATGTTAGGAATATCTAAATCGTCTAGCTCTTCCTTAGTAATACCACGGTCTTCCAAGTTTCTGCCGATACCAATTGTATCAATTCCTAGGGAATCCTTATATACGTTTAGCACAATACCTTCGTGCTTTATCAGCTTCTCAATGTAGTGTGCTCTATCGTACTTCATTTAGTTTTACCCCAGTTAATAATTTCGTCCATGGTACGCCCACAGCCGATGCATCTGATGCGTTCCTTATCCAGTACGCAAATTCCTTTGCAAGGACTTTTATTTTCTTTGTGAGCCACGTGACTTAGGTTCCACAGGGCTACTTGACTCGTGACCCATCCACACAGCAAAAGCCCCCGTCATAGCCCCGACAACCGTCGATACAAATGCAGTTTGCTGGGTCGTTGCACTCGCACCTAGAGCCATGAACCACTGAACTACCTGATAGCTCATCAGTGTCATTGCTAACATCATCAGTCTTGGAAGGATTCGCCATGCTAAGATTTTCTCCATTGTATACGTCATTTCTTACCAAAGAACTTTGTTGCCGAGCGGACTCCAAAGCTTGCAGCAACAATAACGCCCAAGCTGTACTGGTACCATTCAGGCATTTGCTCCAATTGTTGAAATCCGTTTGCAACTATTTCTTCCATTCCAGGCACGAAGGCCATAACTAGGGGTATACTAAATAAAACTGTAAGCCATTCGTCTTTCCAAGAGTTGGATGAGCCTTTGGCCATCTCCAAGTCCCAGTCAATTTCACCGGTAGCTTTCTTCTGCATGACTACAGCTTCAGCTTGTGCTTTAGCTACCTTAGTCTGTGCATTAGCTTTCGTCTGTTCTACTTTGCCTGACATCCATGTGCCAGCAATTTCTGCGATTGGTCCGATTAATAAGTTTAGCACTTCCACCTTCTCCTTGCTTGACGCAAACGACTATTCGGGTCTTTTGCAGCTTTAGGAAACTTCTTCATCTGTCCAGCAGACCGAGCACAGAACGATTTACGCCGTTTTGCATCCTTACTGCCCTTTTTAACTTTGCCTGTTACGGCTGTTTTTAGTTTACTGCCCGGATTAGCGCGTCTATGCGCAGCCACACCCTTAGCAGTCATGCCAGCACCCGACTTAGTTGGGCGGTAGTTCGCGCCTTTACCTGTGGTAGTCTTACGTATAGGTACATCTTTCTTACGCGGTGGCACGAGATTTCTTCCTTTTTGTGGTACTGCGCTTCCTGCCGGAGGCAGTTACAGACCATTTTACCTTGGATGGCCCAGTCTTCTTTGCCGCTTCCTTTTTAGTGATACGGCTGGCAACCTTGGCGGGTCTACAAGCTGGATAAGGGCGCTTTTTCTTTTCAGAACCGGAACGACCACATTTTTTGCCTGTTTTTACGTCCCGCCAATCCTCTTTAAACCATTTTGTCAGTCCGCCCTTGGGTTTAGCCATTACTTATAGGTTCCACCACGCTTCTTGTACGTCTTAACAAGCCATGCATTAGCATAAGCTGATGGGTACACCTTAAATTTCTTTTTTGCTTCGGACTTGACACGTGAGTACAAAGCTTTATTCTTTGGGGTTGCAGCCATTAGGTATTTACTCCGTGGTTTTGAATAGGATTATGCACGCATTTCCATTTTATGTCAGAATCCGGTGGAATAACGGGTATCATGCTGTACACCATCTCATCTACACGCTCTTTACATACATAGCGTGATTCATATGGTCCTCTAACGTCCTCTAGCTCCATACAGCCATCTGCAATAGAGATAGAACAAATCATTATGAATGCTGTAAACATGGACTTAGCCTTTTTCTAAGAGTTGTAAAAAAGATGGACGGAACCCAACGTTGTCAAGACTCCGCCCACATGATGCCTTAGAGTGGCTATAGCGAACCCCGCAGGAATAAGTACAGCATCAGGTCTTTAACAGTAAATTAATCTCAGCAACCAACGCTTTTTAACATCCTCAACACTGGATAAATTTACAATTATACATATTGTAACATAATTAGTTGCATTTGTGAAGATATTATTATTGACTTTCTTAACGTTACCAGTACATGCTTTAGATATTAGAATATTTTTCTATTTTTCTAGGCATATATAGAAAAGTTATGCTAATTGCATTTTTTAGGGGTTGACAAGGGGGTCTAAAAAGCCTATAGTTTCCCTACGTTTTTCTTTTTTCCCCTTTTTTCTTTTTCAGGAACATCTTAAGATTAGCAAAATATGAAAAGAAATAAAAAAAAGTATTATGATTTTACTAGAATTACAAAAAGTAGACATAAAACATACAAATCTCCAGTGTATAGCTTTGATTATGTGGAGGTAGAAAGAAATGATAAAAAAGATTACAACAATTCAAGTGATAAATCCAGTAGCAAAAGAAGCATGGAAAAAGAAATATACAGTAATACCAAACAAAAAGAAAAAACTACCGAAAAAATACAAATACCAACAAGAAGATTAAGAAAATTACGGAATCCATTCAGCTAGTTTAAGGCGTAAAACCCTTGCTAGCTATTATTTTGCCTAAAAACTGACGTAGGGGGCCGCCACGGTGCACCCGCCGCCACTGGTATACAAGTTGAAATCCCCAATTTTGTGTCGTACCCATGTACATGTAACTGGTAAGGGGGCGGTGGCCCATGCGTACCCGTCAAGCTCACACGCGTAAACCGTTGATTTTACTGGGTTTTTCCCATATTGTAATTATATTAGTCTGCAGCGCAACAATGTGTCGCCTGGCCGACAGTCTGCGTAATATTATTAGGCTATCCGCCTGTGTGGGTAATATTCTTTCGGGCCGCCCAGCTATAACGTGATGCAAAAAAGATGCAGGCATAGCGTTTTTGTGTACTAAATAGCATCACCAAAATGCCACCCAATGCTTGACACGCGCACAACGCGTGAT